TGGACAAAATCATACCACAGTTGGACAGAGATAGTAGACTGCGTACAGGTTTCAACCTACATAGTACTACTAGTGGTAGGCTTAGTTCTAGCGGCAAGCTCAATATGCAACAGCTTCCTAGGGATAACCCTATTGTAAAGGGCTGTATTAAAGCCGCCTCTGGGCATAAGATTGTATCAATGGATTTGACAACAGCAGAAGTATATGTTGCGGCTATCCTAGCGAAAGACAAGGCTCTGATAGAAGTATTCAGAGCTGGCGGTAACTTTCACTCACAAATCGCAAAGAAAGTATTTAAACTACCTTGTGACGCAAGTGAAGTAGCAGACTTATATGCTATGAGAAGGCAGGCAGCTAAAGCTGTAACCTTCGGTATCATGTATGGTGCTGGTGCTAATAAGATTAGCGAACAAGTCACAAAAGAGAGTGGCACACCTTTTAGCAGAAATGAAGCTCAAGAAGTTATTGATGATTACTTTGAAGAGTTCTTTATGCTGAAGCAATGGATTGAAGACAATCAGAAATTTATCCAACAGAATGGATTCATTTACAGCTACTTCGGTAGAAAACGGAGATTACCAAATGTCGCATCGACAGACAAAGGCATCCAGAGCCATAGCATTAGGTCTGGTCTTAATTTTCTGGTGCAGTCTGCTGCTTCTGATATTAACCTACTAGGTGCTATTGATATGGGAAGTTGGATTAAAGCCAATAAGAAGAAAGCTAGAATCTTTGCTCTAGTTCATGACTCCATCCTAGCAGAAGTGCCTGATGAAGAAATAGACGAGTACATGGAGCAGCTTACAAAGTTTGTACAATTAGATAGAGGTTTATCTATTCCAGGAGTACCTGTAGGCTGTGACTTTGAGATTATTCACGAAGATTATTCGGGAGGTAAGTTCGAGAAGATGTACGGAGCCTGATGATTATAACGTATAAGAGCACAAATAAAATACAGTTCCCCGTGTTCTTACTAGGCTCAGGGAACTGGGATTCAACAGACGGTATGTTGTTTTTAGATAATGAAGTAGTAGACGATAGAAATCAAAAAGGAGATACACTAGGTGCTCGTAGGATGCAGACACCTCATAAAAACCTTTATGTACTAAAGCGTATGGTTTCTTCTCATAACGGTTTATTAAAACAAAACACAAAGTACTTCATAGATAATAAAGGTATGCCTTTTATATATGAAAAAACTAAATTTGCTAAGTTAAAGTATCTAAAGATTAAAGAAGTGGAGCTAAAGGATACGGCTGCGCTGATAAGAGTAAGGGGATATAATGCTCCTTTTACAGTCCCACGCCCTCCCACTACAGGATATGAGTGGGCAGGGATTTTACATCTAAACGGATTTCCGTGGATGATTTACGAGTTTTCAGAAACTAAACTCAAGGACGCGAGAAAGAAAGTATAATATGGCTAAACGAAAGAAAACTATAGTGGGCGCTAGCTTAGAGCTGCGAGAAATAGAACCTTTAACAAGGAACCAATTAAAAGCTTTTGAATCTTCAAAACATTTAGTATTACACGGACTAGCAGGCACAGGAAAGACTTTTATATCCTCATATCTAGCATACGATGATATGGTGAAGCAGATTGCGCAGCAACTTGTTATTATTAGAAGTGCTGTTCCTACCCGTGATATGGGATTCCTCCCAGGTACTGAGAAAGAGAAAGGGTCTGTGTATGAAGAGCCCTATAAAGATATTGCTAATGACCTATTTGGTCGAGGAGATGCTTATGAGATTCTAAAACAAAAGGGTTTAGTTCATTTTATGACAACATCTTTCATTAGAGGTATCACACTTAGAAACGCAGTAATTCTAATTGATGAGTGTCAGAATATGTCTTTCCATGAGTTAGACTCTATTATCACTAGAATGGGTGAGAACTGTAGAGTTATATTCTGTGGAGACTTTAGGCAGGCAGACTTGAAAGATAATGGCTTACAGAGCTTTATTAAAGTTCTTGGACGCATGGGTTTGTTTGAATTAATAGAGTTTCAGGTTGAAGATATTGTGCGCTCAGAGTTTGTCAAATCTTACATAATCGCAAAGGATGAAATGGGTCTGTGAAAGCAGTTATAAGTCATAGGATTTACATGAATTGTAGCCCTGCGTTGCAGGAGAGCATTGATAAAGAGCTCACATATGCTATACCTTCATACAATCCTATGGACCCACCTCAGGTAATAAAGAATATGGGAATTATTCGTAACGGCTTGATTACACTACCTATTGGAAGAATGGATTTGATACCATCTAACTACGAGATAGTCGATAAGCGTGTTACAAAGCCTATAGACTTTCCAGAGTTCAAGTTCGAGTTGCGACAAAGCCAACAGGATGTTTATGACGAAATCGAAGACAACGCCATAATCAACGCTTGGGTCAGTTGGGGAAAGACTTTTACAGGTCTAGCAATAGCTGGCAAGTTAGGTCAGAAAACACTTGTTGTTACTCATACTGTCCCTCTGCGAAATCAGTGGGCAAAAGAAGTAAAGAAAGTATTTGGACTAGACGCAGGCATCATAGGCAGTGGAAGATTTGAACTTGATGCCCCTATCGTGATAGGGAATACGCAGACTTTATACCGAAACGTAGACAAGATTCGTAAAGAGTTTGGCACTATCATACTAGATGAAATGCACCACGTTAGTAGCCCTACCTTTTCTAAGATACTAGATACAAACTACTGTAGATATAAGATAGGCTTATCTGGAACCATAGAGAGAAAGGATGGCAAGCATGTAGTATTCAGAGACTACTTTGGAAGCAAGCTATTCAAGCCTCCAAAGGAAAACTATATGACACCTAGTATACATCTGGTACAGTCTGATATTAGATTCATGGATGGCAACAGAATACCGTGGGCAAATAGAGTAACAAAGTTAGCAAATGATGAGGAATATAGACATACTATATCAATGCTGGCGGCAGCCTACGCTGCAAAGGGGCATAAAGTGTTAGTAGTTAGTGACCGAGTTAGCTTTCTTAAAGCTTGCGCTGAATTAACTGGAGACAAAGCAATATGTGTCACAGGAGAAGTACCCCACGAAGACAGGGAGACGCTAGTAGAGGAGATACTTACTGGAGACAAGAACGTATTGTATGGAACGCAAGCAATTTTCTCAGAAGGCATCTCAGTAGATACATTGAGCTGCTTAATACTGGCAACCCCAGTAAACAATGAACCACTACTGACGCAGTTAGTCGGTCGAGTGATTCGCAAAAAGGAAGGTAAGATAAGCCCAGTTATAGTTGATATACACCTGAAAGGAAATACGGCTCGAAAACAAGCCACAAATCGTGTCGGGTTCTATATGAAACAGGGCTGGGAAATGAAGTACCTTTAAAAAATAACTCTTGACAATATGGTAAAAGTAAAGTATAATATGTTACTATTTGATTGGAAGAAGGTTTTTGAGACGGCTGAGGGAACTATTTACTCGTGTAATCTAATAATGGAAATGCTTATAAAGAAGCAAATTCCGAGAAATAAATATGATTACATTTATAAATACTCCCAAATGAATTTTGCTGGAACTAGCTTTTTAGTTCATCCTGAATTCTTACTTTTCAATGCTTATAAGTACACACCACGGGAACTAGCTGTTTACTACGCTCTGGCATCGCTCAGAAATTATAGTGAATATATGGCAACCGGCAAAACCACACTAGATCCGCTACATTGTTCTGTGGATTTAGAAACCTTAAAAGATAACAGGCTACTGATTGTATTGGAAGATGAAATTACTTTCATATATGAAGAAGTCACACTGGAGACTATACACTAATGGCTATTGCATTTAACAAACAAAAGGGCTCTGCCCAAAAATCCTCACTCTCAACTTACCAATACACAGACGGCGATAATAAGATGCGTATCGTAGGCGACATTCTAGCTCGCTATGTATATTGGATTAAAGGAGAGAACGACAAAAATATTCCTATGGAATGCCTCTCTTTCGACCGAGACGCTGAGCGTTTCAATAATCAAGAAAAAGACTGGGTTCGCGAGTACTATCCTGACCTTAAGTGTGGTTGGAGCTACGCTACTCAGTGCGTTGATAAAGGAGAAGTAAAAGTAGTAAACCTAAAGAAAAAGCTGTGGGAGCAAATCATTACCGCCGCTGAAGATTTAGGAGACCCTACTGACCCCGAAACTGGCTGGGACATTTGTTTCAAGCGAGTAAAGACCGGCCCTCTTCCTTACAATGTAGAGTACCAACTACAAGCACTTAAGTGTAAGCCTCGCGCTCTCAGCGCAGACGAGAAAACTACTATAGCTGAATTGAAGTCTATGGATGACGTTATGTCTCGCCCCACCCCCGATGCCCAAAAAGAGTTGCTTGACCGCACCCGTAATCATGGAGCAGAAACTGACGATGAGGCTTTAGAAGCTGAGTTTAATGTGGCGTGATTCTGTTTACGGCAGACTGGCACATAAAACTGGGGCAGAAGAACGTTCCAGTAAAGTGGGCCATAAACCGTTATCAAATGTTCTTTAAACAAGTCTATGACTTAGAGAAAGAGTGTGGTATGCACATAATCGGGGGCGATCTCTTTGACCGTCTCCCGAATATGGAAGAGTTGGAACTTTACTTTTCTTTTATTAGGAGAGTATCAATTCCAACTCTTATTTACTCTGGTAACCATGAAGCAACTAAGAAGAATAAGACATTCTTTACACAGTTGAAGCAGGTATCTAGAGATATCAATCCTCTAATACATATAGTAGATATATCATATATAGACCATGATTTAGGTTTTGGCATACTACCATACGCAGACTTACATAAAAAAGACATTATTGACCATTTTGATAACAGGATGGCTTTATTCACACACGTTAGAGGGGAAATACCTCCGCACGTTAAACCCGAAGTCGACTTATCTATCTTTGATGATTTCCCTGTTGTATTTGCAGGCGACCTTCATGCTCATAGTAATACACAACGTAATATTGTATACCCTGGCAGTCCCATGACTACTTCGTTTCATAGAAGCAAAGTAAAGACAGGATATCTTTTCATTAATGAGCAAAATTGGGAATGGATGTGGGATGAATTTCAACTACCACAGCTAATTAGAAAAACAGTTAGTAGTGAGAGTGATATGGCTGCTACTGATTTTGACCATACTATATATGAAGTGGAGGGTGACATACACGACCTTGCCACAGTGAGAAACTCAGAATTACTGGATAAGAAAGTAGTAAAACGAAAGTCGGAAGCATCTTTGATTATGGATAAAGATATGACCGTACAAGAAGAGTTAGTAGAGTACCTAACCTATATACTAGAAATATCCTCCGATAAAATACCAGATGTATTAGGAGTTTTTAATGATTACATTACAAACGTTGAAATGGGATAATTGCTTTAGTTACGGTTCTGGTAATGAGTTACAATTAGACGATAACACCGTCACGCAGATACTAGGTACTAACGGTATGGGTAAGTCTTCCATACCGTTAATTATAGAAGAAGCACTATATAATAAAAACTCTAAGGGCATAAAGAAAGCAGATATTCCAAACCGTTACATTCAAGACGGCTATAGTATCTATCTATCTTTCCTCAAGGACGGGGATAGATATGAGATTACCGTCAATAGAAAGACAAATATTAAGGTTAAGCTTGAAAAGAATAGTACTGATGTCTCCAGCCACACGGCTACAAATACATATAAGACATTACAGGAAGTTCTAGGAGTTGACTTTAAGACCTTCTCTCAGTTAGTGTATCAAAACACTAATGCGAGTTTACAGTTTTTGACCGCAACCGATGCTAATAGGAAGAAGTTTTTAATAGACCTCTTACACCTAGAGAAGTACGTTGAGTTATTTGAAGTATTTAAAGGAGCTTCTAAAGAAGTAGCTTTGGTATCTTCTAATATATCTGGGAAGTTAGCGACAGTGGAAAGATGGTTGGAAACAAATAAATTGATTGATGCCAACATACTACCCATGTTGGATTTGGATATTGATACATCTGAAGATGAGAAGACTTTGCGTTCTCTAACGATAGAACTTCAAAATATCTCGGAAATAAATAAGAAAATTGCGACAAATAATCAATATAAGTCGTTGCTAAAAGGGATAGATATAGTAGCAATTCAATCATTCCCTATTACTAGTATACAGTCTTATGATACGTTACAGGAAGAGTTGGGCTCTTGGCAAGCAGTCGCTGCGGGTGCTCAACGGACTCTTACTAAGTTGAAGACAATTAAGGAAGAGTGTCCTACTTGTAAGCAATCTATTGATATTTCCGCAGAGTTGAAGATGGTAGAAGAAGCTACTAAAGAACAGGGGCACGCAACTGAGCGAATGAATGCCATCAAGCCTTTAATACAAGAAATTAAGGAGAACAATGAGAAATTTTCTGAAAATGCAAGAGCAAGACGAGACTGGGAAAACTTATTTCGCTCCACGCAGAATGATTTGCAATCTGTTCCCGTCGATGGTGGAGAACTTAGCCGTAGCATATTTGATATTCAAAACAGAATACAAGTATCAAGTGCGGAGATTAAGCGTATCGCAGAGGAAAACGAGCAAAGAGCAAGAGCAAACACCAGAATCCAAGTAATACAAGAGCAGACAGGCGAGTTTGTGGAACAACTTGAAGAGTACGAAAGTAAGTTGTCTGTAAACCAAAAGTTAGAGTCTAACCTTGAACTACTAAAGAAGTCTTTTAGTACTAACGGATTACTTGCTTATAAGATTGAAAACCTAGTAGGTGAACTAGAAGAAATGGCAAATGAGTACTTGGCTGAACTATCCGATGGTCGTTTTACTCTTGAATTTGTTGTATCAAACGACAAGTTGAATGTTGAGATTACAGATAATGGTAATGTTGTTGATATTCTTGCTCTATCTTCTGGTGAATTAGCGCGTGTTAATACCGCTACTCTTATAGCTATTCGTAAGCTAATGAGTAGTATTTCTAAGTCTAAAATCAATATCTTGTTTTTAGATGAAGTAACCAACGTCTTAGATGACCAAGGTAGAGAGAAACTAGTAGAGGTTCTATTGAAAGAGGACTTAAACACCTACATAGTTTCACATGGATGGTCGCATCCACTACTTGAGAAAATCGAAGTCGTTAAGAATGGGAACATTAGTATATTGGAGAAGTAATTTGCGCAGAGCTGCAATGAGAAATATAGCGAGAAGTGCGAGTAGACGAAGAGCGTGGTGGGGACACCTTAAAATAAGAGAAGAAGCTGAGGCCAAGACTGAAGAGGAAGAAGATGGTAGATTCACGTGCGAAGGGAGCTCGGGGCGAATATTTAGTGAGGGACATGCTAAGGGAAGCGACCGGACTGAAGTTTGAAAGAGTGCCGGCTTCAGGCGCTCTTGAGTACCTGAAGGGGGACTTATATGTTCCTAACAACAGGAACTTTTATTGTATAGAAGTAAAGAATTACAAGGATTCACCGCTGACAGATAAGGTATTTACAGCACAGAAAACAAATAACCTAATAAGGTGGTGGAAGAAAGTAGTAATTCAGGCAGCAGGGGGCGACCAAATGCCCCTGTTGTTTTTTAAATATGACCGTTCAAAGGTCTTTGTAGTAACAGAACATAAGCCAATTAACACAAAGCAGTATTTAAATATAGCATTTTTAAACTGTTATATACTACTAGCAGAGGATTGGTTAGAACTAGAAAAAGTGGAGTTTATAAGTGGCTTTTAATTTTGAAGAAAGAACGAAAGGTTCCAAAGGTAAGACAATAGTAATTGATGCTTTAAACTTAGCTTTTAGATGGAAGCATCAGGGTAGAACAGATTTTCGAGATGATTATGTACAGACAGTAAAATCCTTAGCACACTCTTACAATTGTGGTAATATTATTATTACAGCAGATTGGGGGTCGTCCTCTTATAGGAAAGCGATATTACCAGAGTATAAGCAGAATCGAAAAGATAAGTATTCTACCCAGACAGAGGAAGAAAAGCAAGCATTTGTAGACTTCTTTGATGAGTATGAAGGAACACTAGAACTATTAGCGGAGAGCTATACAGTTTTACGATATCAAGGTGTAGAGGCAGATGATCTTGCTGCCCACCTTGTTAAAGAGAAAGACAAGTATGGATTAGATGAGATTTGGCTAGTATCTAGTGACCGAGATTGGGACTTGTTAATTCAAGAAGGCGTAAGCCGTTTCTCATATGTTACTCGTAAAGAAGTAACAATAGATAATTGGAGTGAGCACTACAATGTGACTCCGGAAGAGTATATCTCTTTTAAGTGCTTAACTGGTGATAAAGGGGATAACGTTCCTGGTATCACTGGGATTGGCCCGAAAAGGGCCGAGCAGCTTATAGGCCAGTATGGAGATGCGATGAGTATATATGATAATGTTCCTATAGCGGGTCATTATAAGTATATAACTGAACTAAATCAGAATGCGGAAGTACTATTAAAGAACTACGAGTTGATGGACTTAGTAACATATTGCGATGATGCGATAGGCAAGGACAATGTGTCCGAAATTAGTAGGAGAATGGTGTAATGGACCAGTATCAAAGTTTTATACATAAGAGTCGATACGCTCGTTGGCTAGACACAGAGAACCGTAGGGAAACCTGGGAAGAGACTGTTACCAGATACATTAATTTCTGGAAAGAAAGAGAGCAATTGAATGAAGAAGAAGCTAAAGAGGTGTACGATGCTATTCATGCCATGGAAGTTATGCCCTCTATGCGTTGTATGATGACAGCAGGCGAAGCACTAAAAAGAGATAACGTAGCAGGATTTAACTGTAGCTACCTACACATTGACCATCCACGAGCTTTTGATGAGCTTATGTATGTTCTAATGTGCGGAACTGGAGTAGGTTTTAGTGTTGAACGTAACTTTATTGCTAAACTGCCCGAAGTGGCAGAGAGTTTCCACGAAACAAGCTCTACTATCGTAGTTAGTGATAGTAAGCTAGGATGGTCTAGTGCCTTCCGTGAGTTGATTGCTATGCTTTATGCCGGTAAGTTACCTCAGTGGGACATGAGTCGAGTGCGTCTGAAAGGTGCTAGATTAAAGACCTTTGGCGGTCGCGCTAGTGGGCCCGAGCCATTGATTGATTTATTTAAGTTCTGTG